TCTTGAGCAACTTGTTGTGCGGTTTGTTGCGGTTGAGCGACTGTTTGCGCTTGAGGTTGAGCTTGTTGTCGGTTTCTGGCGGTGCGTAATCTTTCTTTTTGGATTGACACATCGGTTTTGAGCGTTGTCGCCTTACTCATCAACTCCGCATCACCAGAGGCAACAGCTTTTTGGTAGATGTCTTCAACTTGCGCTTCTTTTGATTTAAGAGCTTCTTCCTCTTTATCAAGCACAGTCGCTTGTTGATTAACCGCCAGTTGTCGGTACTGATTTAACTCTTGATCTTTCTGGTTAGCTACTTGCTCAAGATATGCAGCACGTTGTTCAGCATCGCGTGTTTTCTTGTTTAATTTATTGATGCGCTTGCTTACAGTTTTGGTGTATTCGTCAAGCTCATCACCATCATTTTTTGCGGTTTGCTGACCTGTAACATCCGTTTCGGCAACATCTTCCGTTATTTGTATTTCTATTTGTTCAGCTTCTTGAGCGTTTGCATTCTCGATCATCGGAAACTCACTATGTCGGTTGGTTCTTTCAAGGTGGCAATAACTTCATCATCATTAATAATTCTTGCCTCGATGTACGAAGACTCTCCACCTTCTTCTTCGATTTCTACTTTGAAACGTGCGCCTGCGTAACGCCCTATGGCAATCCAATCGTTTTCTTTGCACCAAGGCTCCGCGCCGTATTTTTCTGGGTCGTTGTAACATTGAGATCCCATTCTTATCACTCGTGCAACTACACTAGCAAGTCCTTCGCGCTCAACAGTTTGCTTCGCCAACGCAATGCCACCAGATGTTTTTCCTGTGCCAAAAAATGGCAAGACTAAAATACGCCACCCTGTGGGGGCTGGTAAACGGTCAATAGCAGAGGCAGTGAGCAACGATGGGTCTAGCACGCGATCTTCTTCAGAAACATATGCTGTCGCTAGATTGGATTTACTCAAAATTTATTTTCCTTATGAAATTCACGTATATGCCTTTCAACAATTTTAAGCATTTCTAGTCTTCCTTGCAAGTTTTTGTAATGTTCCATATCTTTTAGCATACCATCCATCAAGACTTCCTGAATGCTATCTTTTTCCTCAGACATTTTTCTTCGCAAGTACGTGTTTAAATCTAAATCATCCATCTTTCTTTTTTGCTGCCGTTTTTTTCTTCACAGCTTTTTTCTTTGGGGCAGCTTTCTTTTTTTCTATTGTTGGTTTCTCAACCATAGTAGTTTCTTCAGTCACATCAACCACAATTTCACCGCGAATAATTGCTCCTTTCCTTGCGACCCTCGCATCAGTTGCTTTCTTTTTTTCTGCGGCATCTTTGGCTTTTTGTGCTGCTTCTTTCTTTTCAGCAAGGCGCAATGTTTTTTTAAGAGCTTTTAGCTCTTCCATTGCTTTTGCTTGAATTGAATTAACCATGAGTCACTCCTAAGTCTTATCGTAATACATCAAACCCTTAGTCGCCGCACCAGTGCCGCGAGTTTTCATCTTTTTTGCTTTTTTCTGTTTGAAGTCAACAGAAACTTTTTTTGCTTTGCTTAAATCTTTGATTATCATGCTGCACCTCGCTTTGCTTGTAAATCAAGTAATTTTAAATTAGCTTGCTGATCAAGACGCGCAATAGCAACATCAAGTTTATCATCAGCAATATCTTTAGACGTTCCGATTCTTTCTCTGTCAATTTCATTACGTTCTGCTTGTTCCGCATCACGCTGAGTTTGCTTTTGAGCAAACTGCTCATTGTCAGAATCAATTTGTTTTTCTCTTAAATCAAGCTCACGTTGCCTGATTGCAACCAGTGGATCTTCATCGCCATCTTGACCCAGACTTTGTATCAATGCGGTGGTTAATTCCGCAAGCAACGGCGCACTAATCTGTAACTGAATCTGCTGAATTTGCATCATCAAACCTTGCGCTTCCTCTGGTGCGATCTGATTTTGTTGCATCAATGCCTGAATCTGTTGTTCTTGCTCCATGACTTCTGGCGGTAACTGCTCACGCGCCATTTGCTCTGCCATAAACTGTAAGTGTTGCATCATGTGTGCAATGATAGCGCCCTGCAAAGCTGGATTTGTTTTCACCACTTCTGTCATAAATAAAGCACGATGCGTTGATATATGTGAATTATGATCTTGCTGTGGGAACGCTTGAGCAGGCTGACCAATTAACAAACCAGCGTTTTCTAATCCAGCCTCAACTGGTTGGGGAGGCTGGGGTTCTTGTGGCGGTTGCAACAAAGTTTCTACATTGTCTATACCCAGAGCGGCATACATCCTGCGATATGCTTCATAAATTCCGTTAGGTCCGTGTATCTGAGGATTGCTTTGAACTAATGTTAGAAGCTCCTGCGCCATTGTAATGCGTTGGCTTTGACTGAATATGTTTGGGTCACTCACTGGGATCACATCTACGCGACCATCGAAGTCTTGGCCTTTTATTTCCTGTGGACCTGTGCCTGTCTGATACGGATAAGCTGGCGGCAAATATTCTGCAAACACCTGTGCCAATAATTGAAACTCAAGTTTTTGCGCGTAATGCAGTCGCTTGTGAATTGCAGACATGACTTTTGTGCCGCGTTCCAACAACGCCACAGTTGTTCCAACTGGCATTGCCTGATTCATATCGCCTACGTTCATGTCGGCTATGCTGGCAAATCGTTTGCCACTTTCGACTAACAAACCAAGAAGCTGCATTAAGACTGAGCTTGGTTCCTTGATTGGCAGCGGTATCAGGTTTTCGCGGAGACTAGAGCCTGTCGTGTCGATGTCCCTAAACTCGCCGGGCTGGAGTGGGTCATCCTCATCTCTGATTCTCATGCCCCTCGCTTTGAAACCAGCAGGCAAATTTGCCAAAGTGCCAGCATCAATCAACTGCCTTAGAATAGAGGTGCTTGCTTTCGATAATCCTCCGATCATGTGCGACAGTCCGAGACCGTAGAAGCCAAGTCCGGGCAAGAATTTGTACTGCACAAAATAATTTATCTTGTTTTTGGATGGATCGCCTTCAACGTAATTTCTCCTGACCGCCAAAACTTTGCGGCTGGATTCATCAACCGTCACAATGTACGGCAATTTCAAGCCAGTGGGGTTTCCCTGTTGATCAAGATCCTCAAAGCCTTCTAAATCGAGAACTGTGTGAACCTCATAAACAGTTCTGTCGCGCTCCTCAAGATAACTTGGTGATGTGCCTTCTATCTCATTTATCTGTTTTTCAATTTCATCCTGCGAGATGTGTTGACCATCGCCTTTGAGTTCAACATCTGCATAAAAACCCGAAAGCTGTTGCTTCTTGATTTCATTTTTGCTCATCGATAAAACGTGCGTAACACGTTCTGCGGAGCTAAGATCAGTGGCTTCATAGGGAACAATCAGGTTTTCTGGTTCTATAAACTTGCTGATTGCGCGGTTTTTTACGACATCAAAATAAACTTTTTTGAAAGCAGATCCAGCAATAGGAAGGTAAAACAACAACATATCGAGTTCTGGGTCAAATTCTTGCATTACATTCATAATGTAAAAATTCATAAACTGCTCAACACGTTCTGCTTGAGCATCTGTCTCAGCGTTTCTAGCACCTATGACTTCTGTTTTAACTGGACCTTTTGCTGGCAAAAGTTCTTTATAGGCTTGCGCTTGAAATTGAGTAACCGCTTCTGCTAGGATGGGATGAATTACGCCTGTTGATCCTTGAAATGGTTGACTTCTGCTCTCCTCAAACTTCATGCCGATATATTTTAAACCATCGACATACGTTTCTTCCCATTCTTTTCTGCTAGTTTTGTCTGATCTTATGCTTGATAAAACATCGTTAGCCAAGCTAGTAAGCTCATCTGTCGTAAGATCATTGACTAGATTGGCGTTGAAATCAACAACAGTGGGCTGCTCCATGTCGTTCATTTGATCATCAGTCAAAACACCGTCCTCAGTGACAATAATTTGCATCGCCTCCTGAATGAGTTCTTGCTGAGTTGGTTCGACCTCAACAGTCATCGCTTTGCTTGTTTCGATCACATCTGGATCGTCTTCCGTGCCTAAATTTTCAATAGCCATTAATAGTAAACTCTTCTGTCGTGACGAAGCAATTGAACTTCGTCTGGATAGTCATTGTCAAGCGTAAGAAAACCGCCTTGCCGAAACCGCATCAAAGCCATTGTTGAAGAGTCACAATAATCATCGTGATCTCCATAAGGGAAAGATGCCATTTCTTCAATTACTTCTTCAGCGAAAGTATCCTCTGTTGCCCAAACCATGCCGCTTTCAAAAATAGGTGCAACGGAATTCATTCTAGCAACTTTATCTTGCCCACGCGAGGGACTGTATGCCGTGACAGGAATTCCCATGCGTCTAA